AAAGAGAGTTATCAATACTGCCAACGTAAGCAGTAAGATTGATGCCTGAAATGTGGACACCAGCAAACTCAATCAAGTCACCATTGTATGCAACAACTGGGTAGCAACAATCCGTCGCCACACCGCGCATGATGGTCAACTCATCTTGAGTATAATTGCCTGTCAACTCAGCAAGGGTAATAAAAATCCCCCAAGAAGCCAAGCTTAACTGGGCAGCCATACGAGTGTCATATTTGGAATAATCACCTGCAAAAATGCGGTCCTTACCAAACTTACACATCGTTTTAGCCAACTGGTCCCACTCGGGTCCTTGAGCATTGATTCCAACTGCACACTCAGATACAATCGGATTCATAGACAAGAACCGACAGAGAGGAAGGAAATATTTCCGAACCAAGAACTGGAGGTGAATAGGCGCAGCAAAAAATACACGCACCTTATCCTTCGTAAGCTTGGTGGGTTCATCCTTCAACGAAGCTTTAAAAACTGGATATCCACGCTCACCACGAAGGTAAGTTGCCTCCAGCTCAGCAGCCTCCTCCCAAAACTTCTCATCTATCTCCATAGGACAATTAAAGTCTGGATAGTGATCGGGATCGAGAGCTGTCATGAAGTTTCGTTTTGAACCAGACAGTGGGAATCCAACGGATGTGTTAGGTGGCATTTTATCCACAAAACGCTTTCCATCAATCCCACAAAGGGTCTGCATTCTGGTAAGAGGTTTAACTTCACTCTTCCAATGCTTGGTCTGGATCAACTTCGTCAGTGGCTCAATGTAGTCCTGCACTGCCCAATCAAGATCTTTAGGACTCACACCCACACTAGGGTATGAAGTCTTTTTGATTCCTTCATAAAAGGGCTTCCACGGATGGAAACGGGGAGGACCATGCTCACAAGGAATACCACAAACCTTCTCGACAGTTTTCGAAATCGGAGTTCGAATAACATCAGAACGATAAGTGGACCGACCAATAGTAGAGCCATAGACTTTGAGAGAGTTGTCTAAAGGTAAAAAGTTAATGCAGCTGTTGCGATGAATCGCCTCAGCGGTCACGACTTTAACCTCATACTGCTCCCTCTTCAGGGTTCCCTCACTATGTGCAACAAGCACCTGCGGTTTCAAGTCCAATTGCTCAACACACTTGTCAAGAACAGACTTAGTGAGAATGCCAGCAACACCCAAAGGACCATTCTTTTGGCCACCTAAGTGAAAACCAGCAATAACACTGGGCTTAGTGTCAGAAATCAAAGGGGCCATGCACAAGCCAGCAAAAGTATTCTCAGAGAGAACGTACTTATAGGCTTCATAAGACATTGGTCCAACTTGAATCTTAGACACATAGGACGCCGAAACATTCCACTCCTGAACATCACCATCTTGATTACGATAAACCAAATTACCGTTAAAGAGGGACATGTGACCATCGGGCAGGAACTTCGTTAAGTCCTTCCAAGTGCCACACGAGGGAACATAAACCACACGCATATCTGTATTAGGTATCAATACAGATGAGGCTTTAGAAAGGATCCCCCTGTTACGGAGTTTCCTAACGTGCTCACCTAGTACTGAGTCATATGCTTTGCCTGAATAGAATTCAGCAAAAATCTCATCATCATACCACATATGGTCTGGGACGAGTGCAATATTTGACCTTACAAAGAATGCATCACAACAAGCAACACCATCGGGATGCTTTGGGAATCTCATATAGCACAAATTGCCCTTAATGAGCTCCTTCAGCTGATCGTAACTAGCGTCAACTTGTTGGAATTGAGGGACAGGAGAAATTGCAGCACCGACCCAAGGATTAGCTTCCTGGTCGCGTGCTTGAACTTCCTCTGGACTGGAGGGGGTAAGATTACCCTGTGAGGTCATACGCCAGACACCATACATATACTTGACTGCCTTGTAAAACAGTGCTAAAGTAGCACATCCAGCCAGCAATGTTGCCATCTTACACATTCGTAAACGTCGTGTGATATTGGGCATCTGATTGCGTTGCATCGCAAGAACATGGATCTGCTCTTGGGTGATGCGCAAAACCTCACACAGTGCTAAGTAGCATGTAATTCCTGTGACAATAATGCCAAGGAAAAAATTGACAAAAAGAAAATAGAACGAAACTCCAAGCAACAAATAAAAGTATGCTGGATTGTCCATGATCTTCTCAGCAATTTCGCG